CATCGTTGCGCTTGCTGAAGCCCATCGCGCCCATCGCAGCCACGCTGATGGATGCCCCAGCAACAGCAGCGATCAGCTCGATCATGCACCTAGGTTAGCGCCCCTGCCCGCGGCGAGGTTTCTTGCCGCGTCGCCGTGGCCGGCTGTTTTGGCCGTAGCCGATGCTGGTGGTCTTGGGTGGCCCAGGTTGGTGATCAATCCGGGTGGCGCCAGTCTTGGCTTTTACAGCCATGATTGCGATGCCTCATCCCAGTCATAGATCTGCCCATCATCGGGGCAAGGGATAGGTGGCTGCCAGTCGCAAGTGGCAGTGTCCAACGTCCAACTCGGGAAAGGCTGCGGTGGGATGAAGGCGTCTAAGGCTGGATCGTAGGTGTAGCCGATGCCGGCGTAGCGCTTGCGAATGTTGCCGTTGTAGCTGGTCTGCAGCCAGCGAGTGTCAGCACCAAACAGTTGCTGACAGAACGCAATGCCGACTGCTTCAGACTCGTTGCCGGCGTCATCCATGCAATCGGGGTTGCCAACGACAATCACGCGGATGACGCTGTTGCTTGAGTCAAGTTCTGCAAAATGTGCCATTGGTTTTAGAAAGTGATGCTGCCGGAGCCTGTAAAATAGTAGACGCGATAGCCGCTGCGAGACGGTTGTGAATAGGTCCCGGTGATTGATGCCGGAGCCGCAAATGTATCGGGGTAGGCGATTACAACAATGCCTGATCCACCCGAGCCACCTGGGCCTCCATTGTTAGACCCGCCACCTCCGCCGCCTGTTTCAGGGGAACCACTCTGCGCATTGCCTGCTGTCCCGGCATTGCCACCGCCGCCACTTCCGCCAGATCCTCCAACGCCGCCGAAGTTCACGAAGCCCATGCCAGCACCACCACCGGCGTAAGTATTGGAACTTCCTGTAATTGAAGACGAAGACCCAGATCCACCGTTGCCGCCATTGTTGCCGCTATTGCTTGATCCAGTACTTCCAGCGCCGCCGCCGCCGCCCGCTGCAAGTCCGTTGCCAGATCCTCCGTTGTTACCTTCTCCGGCAGTGCCACTGCCAGCACTGCCTGATCCGCCACCGCCTGATCCGCCACTGCCGCCATTGCCAGCACCGCCACCAGTTGATGTGACTGAAGAAAAAACAGAACTGTTTCCTTGAGTACCGCTGCCTCCACCACCTCCAATGGTAATTGTGTACGAGGTTCCGGCTGTGACAGAAAAAGATGACGAGGTTCGCATCCCTCCAGCGCCACCACCTCCTCCTCCTCTGGTTCCGGTACCACCTTGATTGGCACCACCGCCGCCGCCAGCGAGAACCAAATACTCAACACTTGTTGGCGGGCTTGGCGCTGCAGCGCCAAAGCTCAACAGCAAGGCTTGCGAACAAATAGACATCAGCTCAACCCCGAACCTGAGATCACAAAAGTATTTGATGCAACGCACAGTACTGTCGCCAGTCCGTATTGCGCCAGTGTGCGGTTGCCTGTATTGGCAGTACCAGCCTGCCTGACAGTTGTTGATGATCCCTGTGTGATTGTTTGGTTGCTGCCGCTGTTATTAAAAATTGACACCACGTCACCAGTGCTAAATACACCTGACGGAATGGTCACGCCGCCTGTTGTGATGCTGATGTGCTTGCCCGTATCAGTTGCGATTAGTGTATAACCTGATGTCTTGCTGTTTTGCGGCAAGGTGCGCAGGTTGCCTGCGGAGTCGCTGATCACGCCAGCTGAAAAATTGCCTGATGCATCTCTGGCGACAATCGCATTTGCAGTGTTGCTGCTGGTTGCTGTCGTGGCACTGTTGCTGACTTTGCCAGCCGTGCTGATCGTGTCCAGTTTGGTGTCGGCAATCGAGCCTGCCAGCATCGTGTTGGTGACCGATCCGGTGTCGCCGGTCGTGACCACCGTTCCGGTCACAGCCGGGAAAGTCAGCGTGTTGGCGCCAGCCACTGCCGCCGGCTGAATCGTGATGGTGCCGCTGGCTGAGCCAGGGAGCGCCACGCTGCTGATGCCGGTCAGCGCTTGGCTAGCCGAGCTGCGGTTTAGCGCGACCGACGTGGTGCCAAGGAACAGGCTGCTGTTACCCAGCACGCCGCTTGGAATGGTGCCGCTCAGGTTGCCGGCGGTGAGCGAAGTCAGCGATGCACCTGATCCGCTGAAGTTGGTCGCTGTGATTGTGCCTGCCGAAAAGTCACCCGATGCATCGCGGGCAACGATTGCGCTTGCGGTATTTGCGCTGGTGGCAGTTGTCGCGCTGTTGCTTACCTTGCCAGCCGTTGAAATAGTGGCCAGCTTTGTGTCTGCAATGGCACCATCAGCAATCGAGATTGCTGGCGTTGTTGTGCCATTCGCAACGGTGATGGGCGAAGTTCCTGTGACATTGGTAACTGTGCCGCCGCTGCCGGTTGCACTGATCGTGATGCTGCCGTTGCCGTTGGTGATTGACACGCCGCTGCCAGCTGTCAGCGTGGCCTTAGCGAGCGTGTTGCCGGTGCTGTTGCCGATCAGCAGCTGGCCGTCGGTGTAGGTGGTCTGACCGGTGCCGCCGTAAGCGACGCCGATCGTGGTGCCCTGCCATGTGCCGGTGCCGATGGTGCCGACGCTGGTCAGGCTGCTGCTAACGACAGCGCTGCCAAGGCTGGTGGCATCCAGCACCTTGGTGCCAGCAATGCGGTATTCCTTGGCGCTGGCGATGTTGACGTGCTCGCTGAACGTCCACGCATCCGTAGCGTCAACCCAGTTGATCGTCTTGTCGGTGCTGCCCTTGAGCGTGATGCCGCCACCGTCAGCGGTGACGTCCGTCGGTGTGGCGACCTTGCCGATCTCGATATTTTTGTCTTCGATCACCAGGTTGGTGGTGTCGATCGTGGTCGTGGTGCCGTTGACCGTTAGGTCACCCTGAACCGTGACGCTGCCGTCGAATGTCGCCGCGCCGGTTACGTCAAGCGTGCCGGGGACATCAATGTTGCTGGCCCACTCAACGCCGGTGCCGGCCGCATCGGTCTGCAGCAGCTGCCGCGGTGTGCCATCAGCCAGCTTGCTGACGGCGATCTCGGCATTGCTGGCGATGTCAGCATTGACCAGCGGATACGCGCTGATCGACAGGCCGGGGATGTACCCAAGGCTGGCCCATGCCGTTGTGCCATCGCCAACCTTCCACTTGTTGGTGTTTGACTCAATGCCGATCTCGCCGGCCAGCAGTGTCGGGTTGACCGATGTCCAGTTGGCGGCGGTGTCGCGGCGTTGCTTCTGAAACGCCAGCAGCGTTGTAGTCATGCGGCACCTCCTGCCTCGATGATAAAGCCGCGTGCTGGTGATGCCGCAGCAGCCAAGCCATCCACAATGTAAAGCCGTTCTGGTGTCGTGGGATTTGCCACGCTGCCATCGAACACAAGATCACCAAGGTCGACGGGTTCGGTGATCAGTTCAACCTCGACGTTGTATCGGCCACACGATGCATGACTGACCAGCATCGGTGATGCATAGCGCCAGGTGTAATCACTGACCAATGGCACCGGCGGCGTGGCCAGCCCAGACCACACCTCGCCCGATAGAAAGAACCGATCAAAACTGCCCTGCACGGCGATGTAGTGCTGCGTCAGCAAGGTCAGGTCCGCCTCCTGCAGGTTCGTGAACGTCAAGTTCAGCGCTTGCCCGATGCGGCGGTTGCCGCGCCTGAAGCTGGCATCAACGCCGCTGAGTGACTGCATCCGCGACTGCGGCAAATCACCCGGCACATAAAGGCGAGTCGATGGCACCAGCGACGGGAACAGATTCATGGTGCCAACAGCACGGACACGAGCTGCACACCCACATTGTAGGAAAGTGGTGCAGCCTGCTCAACGTCCACTTGATCGGCGTAACGCCATTCATACTCAACGCCGATTGGCGGTGTGGCGAATCCTGACCAGATGATGGCCGGCAGATCAAAGGACAGCATGGTGCCCTCTTGGCCGATGTAGTGATTGAGGATCTGATACATCTGCGACTCGCTCAGGTAAAGCCATCGAAGGCTGAGCACTTGCGCCACGCGATCGGTGCCCTGCAGGAACCTGACGCCCACGCCACTGACGCCATCATGATTTAGCTGCGGATAATCACCGAAGCTGATCTGGCGGGTTGCTGGTTCAATGGCGGGGAACGTGGTCATGACAACACCCGGAATGATCCATTCAACACTTCATCGCTGATCACTGCAATGTCGCTGTTGTCGACGGGGAAATGCTCAGCGTTGATCTCGCTGGTGCCATCGCTGACGTAGCTGATGCTGGTGATCTGATACCACTCAACCTCTGCGCGGTTGTCGCCTTTGCTGCTGATCCGTTGCCGCTCGAGCTTGATCACGTCGGTCGGCTTAAGGTCCGTCACGACCAGCGAAGTCTGGAAGCTGACTGTATGGGTTGAATGCTTGCGCCGGGCCAGTTCATACTTGCCGTACATGGCGGCGTGATTAGGGTTGCAGCAGAAGTCTGTTAGGTCGAACTGTTGCACCGGTGCGTCGCGTGATGTGGTTGTGTATGCCACTTGCACGGTGCGCTGGATCCCGACCTGGCTTGGGTTGCTTTCGCGCCATAGCATCACGGCGATGAAGTCCTGCCGATCCGCGACGGGCTTGTATGCCTTGCCGAAACTGCCCGGCAGAATGTTTGATTCATCGAACGTCTCGGCGGGCGTCAGCGCTGTCACGTCAATTTGATCGCTGTTGTTCAACGGCAGGATCGGCTCGAAGCGATACTGACCACCAACGGACAGGAAGGACAGCAGGAAGAACGGCGCGATGGCTGACGCGAACTCGATCAGATTGACTGACTCATCGAGGATGCCGTTGTAGTGCAGGCTGTATTCATCGCAGAATGCAGCGATGTCGGTCATGTTGCCGGTGTAGATCGGCGCAGCGATCGCAGCAGTGGCAGCGCCGGCAGCGCGCTTGTAAATCGTGAACAGGTACATGACCAGATCAATGACCTGGTTGCTGGCACCAGTTGGGTAGACGCCGCCTACCAGGCCGCCGCTGTAGAGATCGACCTCGACGCCTTCGTCGTAGAAGATAAACAGTTGCTTTGTCGTGGTCGGATACGATCCCTCGCTAGGCGGGTCGTAGATGTCGCCATCAACGCGCAAGAATGTAATGTCCGCATAGGCTGAGTTATCAGCGGTTGGCGTGACATCGGGATCGGCGTATGGTGTCTCGACAATTTCAGCTTGCACACCATAAAGGGTGCCGGTGCTCGCCGGCAGCGACGGGTTGTATTGTGTGTCAACATCTGTGACGGTGTATTGGAAGATTGCGTTAGCACCAGCGGGCACGCCTAGCGCTGTCATCAATGCAGTGGGCGGCGGCAGGTATCCGAATGTGGCGATCAAGTCTTCAATGGTTCCGACAGTATTGCCGCCACCGGTGGTTGAGTTGTAGTTATTAAGAAAGATGGTGCCTGGTGCGTAACCTGTATAAGCCAACCATGCAGCCGTGACATCGGCGCCGCTATCTGAATTGAAGGCCTGAACGTCTGCGGCGGTATAACTGAAGACGGTGTTGCTCGTGTCACCAAGTCCTCGAGCAATAGTTCTGAATCCTGAATACAAGCCGTTCGGAACGATGTCTGTATAAACAGAGTTCAGCTCTGCTTTCTTAAGCTGCGATAAATAGGAATAAGTTTCAATCCCGCAATACAGCGTGCTGCCACCGATTGGACACACATCAGGAGCTGATGCAAGCGTGGCCGCGCTGGCGTAGTCATGCGCCAGGGTGATCGTCTGATCTGGCAGGAATGCCACGTTACGCAGGCCGACAAAGGTCCGATGCTTTTCAGGACTGGCGACGATCTCGCCCTGGCTGATTGTGTAGAGAAAGCTGCCGACGAATAGCCTGGTGCCAGCTTTGACCATGGGCGGCTGTAGCCACACGCCACCAATGCTGTTGGTCCGCTTGCCGAACACGATCGGGATCGTCTCGCCGGGCGTCGCGATTCGTTGCGCCTTGTCCAGGTCAGACGATGGTTTCTTGCTGGTGAGCAGCGAATCATCGAGCTTTGACCCAGCACGCGCTGGCCGCGCCTTGGGCTGCGGCGGTGCCTGAAATGTGGTGATGCCTTCAGGCGCCAGCGTGGCCGGCATCGGCGCTGGTGGGGGCGGCAGCGGTGCAACCGGAGGAGATGGTGCTGGTGCCAGCAGTGCTTCTTTCTGCTTTTGCGTCTCGGCCAGATTGCGCCTGATCTGGCCCCAGACCTGTTCATCCTGCCACTTAGAGATCTGCGCCTGATGATCGGCTAAAGCTTTGAAGTAGCCCGGTTCGTTCCATTGGATGTGCCTGATGATCTCTTCGCTCATGGCTCCTCCATCGGGCAGTAGCAGGTAACCATCGTGGCCTCAATGGCTGAGACCAGAAAGACGCCACCATCGACCTTGTCGACGCATAGCTTCTCACCGCTTGGCAGTTCATAGACGCGCTTGCCATCGCGCAGGATCAACGTCACATCAGAGTGCGTGCTGCCGTCCCTGCAAGTGACGGTGAGATTCATGGCGATCAACCGATCCTTCATCGGCCCGTGAACCTACCGATCAAATCCGATGAGACCTTGCGGCTCGGGATTTGTGCCTTGAGCTTGTCGATCGCAGGATTCACCGTCCATGAGACTGTCGTGTCGTTCAGGCTTGCCGATTGAATGCTGCCGATGTACCGGCTGACGATCTGCGCGCTTGTGGCATCGAAAGAATCCTCGCCTGGATCTTGGATTACCAGCGACGCGATCACAAGCGTGTCACCATTAATGGCCGCATCAGTCAGATCGACCACATCGCCCACCGCTGCCAACACGATCGACAGGTCGTTGACCGATCCGGCATCAGTTGAGCCGAACCCGCTCACGTCGAACGCCAGATAGCCGTAGGTTCCCGCCACGTCGGTGTCGATCGTCAACGGCTGCGCCACTTGATAGAAGTTCTGCCACTGCCGCGTCGGTGCGCGCAGGCCGCCAGACATCACGTTAACCCGGTCGGCGTAGTATTCAAGAAAGCACATGATGTCGTAGTAACCCATCAGGCCAGCCCCACTGCTCGACGTGTGCCCATGTCGTTGCGCAGCATGGCAAGCGTCTGATTCACGCCGGCCTGCACGGCGCGGCTCATGTCCTGCGTGGTGACGTAGTTGGTGCCATTCATCTGTGTGACCGGGCCGGTTTGGATGCTGACCCGAGCCGAGCTGGGCATCACCACGCCGCCCTCTGCAAACCGTGGGATGGCAGAAGCGCCACGACGACCAGCCATCCAGTTGGCTGCAAAGCCGCCGGCTTTCGACTGCGGCACGATGTACTCAGGCTCGCCGCCTTCGCCCACGAGCGCCATCGTCGGGCCGTTCACTACGCCACCATCAGCGAACCGCGGCAAGCTCACGCCGGGAAAGAATGGAATCTGTGGCAGTTGCAGCACGGCCAGCGCGCGGTTTGCTGCAGCGATCAGTTGGTTGATGCCGCCAATAGCGCCGTTAATCGCGTTCTGAATGCCGCCGATGACGCCGTTCACGATGCCGCGAATGGCATTGGCGGCCGCCTCGAATGGTCGGGACAAGAACCCGCCAAGTGTTTGGAACAGCTGGCCGATGCCCTGGGCCATAGCGCTCAGGTTGCGGGTGATCGGGTCGATGAAGATTGACTTAAAACCCTGTGCAGCTGATTGCAGAATCTCGCCAATCACCCTGAATGCCGCACCGATCTGATCGCGGAAGGCATAGATCGCCACGCCTGCAGCTACCAGCAGCGCCACCCACCCAACCGGGCCGGTGAACACCGCCGCAAGGATTGGCAGCAGGCCGCTAAGCGCGCCGCCGATGGCGGTGATTGTGGGAATGACCGCGCCAAGGTAGCCCGCAATCGTGGCGAAAATTGTTCCACCTGCAAACACACCGGCCAGCGCACCGCCGATCGAGATGATCGCGCTGATCGCGGGCGCCAACAACACGAACGCTGCAGTCAGCGCACCAACCGCGAAGATAATGTTTTGAACCGGTGCAGGCAGACCGCTGAAATATTGAACAAGACCTGCGATGCCTTGAGCCAGTTGTGTGATGAATGGCAGCAGAGCGGTGATCGCTTGGTTGAAGGGACCGGCCACCGATCGGGCGATGCCGTTAAGCGCATCGTTGAACTTGTCAGCCGCCTGCGCCATCTCGGTGTCGATCGTTGAGGCGTATTGACTGAGAGCACCGCGACCCTGGTTGAGCATGGGAATCAGGTTGGCGCCAGACCTGCCGAATAGTTCCATGGCCAGCGCAGTCTTTTGCGCGCCATCGGGCATCTTCGAGAACTTGTCTGCAACATCGAGCATGATCGCGTCCATGCTCCGCACTTTGCCTGCTGCGTCGGTTGAGCTGATGCCAATCGAACGCAGTGCTTCGTTCGCCTTCGACGCTGGGTCAACGATGCCCTTAGCCAGCTTGCCCATTGCCTTGGCCACTTCGTCGATGCTGCTGCCGCTGTCCTGAGCAGCTGCGCCAAACTTGCTCAGGATCGGCACCGCGACGCCTGTGCGTTGACTGAGATCGTTCAAGTTGTCGGCCGCATCAATCGCGCGCTTGCCTAGCGCCGCAATGCCTGCAATGCCTGCTGCAGGCACCAGCGCACCTAACGCGTTGGTCAGGCCGCCAGCCACGCCTTTGATCCGCCCTAGCGCGCCGCCTGTTTCATTGGCTTGTCGTTCGGTGTTGCCGAGCGCTTTGTTTAGGCTGTTGATTTCGCCCAGCCCGTCAACGCTGGCCCTGACTCTGACCGCCGCATCCATGTTCAGCGCCATTTACTTGGCCTCCTTCTGCGCAGCCATCAGCACCTCGCCCTCGATCACCTGGATGTCCTCCAGCATGGCGGCGGGATCATCTGCTCCATACAGTCTAAACGCTAGATCCAGCGCAAGGTAATCAAGGCCGATCACCCCGGTCGGTCCGCTGCGCCACTGCGTCTGGCACCTCAGGAACATCTGCACAGCAGGCCATGCCTCCGGTTCAACCTCAAAGTGCTCCGGTTCTGGCGGCAGGTTGAGATCAATGCCGAAGGCTGCAGCGTCGTCAGCGGTGTTGTCAATGACGCCACCTTTGATCCAGTACCGCGCAGCCTCGGTCAGTTTTTTAGTTTCTTGCCGGCGACGCTCTCGAAGTACGCTTCAATGATCGAACCGGCCAGGCCGGGGATGTTGAGCAGCTGGGCTTTGCTGGTGGCGCTGAATGGCACCTCCTCGCCCTCGTCATCAACGACCCCGGTCCAGCCGGCCAGGACTTCATCAGCGATCGAGATGTCTGAGATGTCGCTCTCGAATGCTTCGCCCTTCTCTGCTGACCTTATGCGTGCCTGTACCTCAGTCTGGATCTCGTTGATCCTTGACTGCGGCAGCCGCTTGAACTCCGCATCAAACGTCTGCTTCTCGTATTTGCCGCCATCGGTCGGCACCTTGAAGGGCACCGGCCATGAGTAGGTGGCGGATTGCTTGAGAACGAATGCCATGCAGCGATCAGGTGAAGACCAGAATCATCTCATCATTGCCGCTGCTGCCCGGAACCGCAACCACTGGGATCGACAGCATGTGGATGCCGTCCTGATCTTCGTAGCTCACATCACCGATGTCGATCGTCGAACTGGTGAGCGTGACGATGTTGCCGGCCGTCTGGCCATGCTTCAGCGTGAGATTGCCAAGCGATGAATCAGACAGCGCGGCCGTGAAGTAATCCTTGCTGGCGATCGTAGGCGCCTCGAGCACGACAGTGCCGGTGACGGCGCGGTTCGTGATCAGCACTTCCTTTGAGCATCCGACCAACTCGCGATAGACGACCTCGTTGCCCATGTCCATCTCGACCGACTGCAGGCAGCCGGCGTAGCTGAGCAGTTGGAAGTTGGTCGTGTTGCCGTTCTTGAAGATGACCGGTACCGCTTGATTGGTATAGGTGGCAGTAGGAGCGGCCGTGTCGGTGGGAGCGTTGTAGATGCCGGTCATCGTGAATGCCAGCGTCGGGATCTCGCCAACGGTGCCATTGACCGTAAAGGTTCCGCGGCAGCCGGTGACCTTGTGCAGCACACCGTCGATGTTGTAGTAGATGGTGACGCTGCTGAACGTGTCGCTCACCGGCTTGTATGCCACGTTCGCGGCGATGCTGTAGACGCTGGTGTTGTCAGGCGTGAATGCAGCGGTGGTCTTTTGAACGGTTGCGACCTTGGTGCTGCCGACGTAATCAGTGATGATGCCGCTCGAGCCGCTGCCGGTGCCGCTGGTGATCGAGATCACCATGCCGTTGTAGATGTCGTTCGTGCTGCTTGCGCCAGCAGCGAGCGTGATGCTGCCAGCTGAGCCGGCCTGCGCAGTGCCGGTGACGGCCGAGCCGGTGGTCGTCGCGCTGAATCCGCAGGCCTGAATCACCCGGCCGAATGCGGGTGCTGTGCCAGCGCTGCCGCTGCCTGCCATCTCAACCTGAAAGGTCACCTCAACGCGAGTGTTGGCCAGCAGCTGTTGTGATGCGCCAAGGTATGGGCGGATCAGCTCACGATCAACGGTGTCGCTCTGAAGGGGCGTGATCTCAAGTTCACGCACCAAAATCGCATCAGTGCCGTCTGGGCTGCTGTCGGTTCCGTAAGGGCTTTCGGTTTTTGCCAGGATCAGGCGTTTGCGGCTCAGGAGCGGCATCGGTCAATTCCTCAAGGCTGGAGGGTTGTGCCGGCTCTGTTCGCTCGATGAGCTTGAGTTCGCCGGTGTGCGGATCCAAGACGTAGGAGCCGCCTTGGCCGTGGTATTCATTGACCATCCTAGCCACCTACGCTGTGGCCAGATTAACGACGCTGGTGCGATAGCGAACCAGGTAGTCGCAGCCGATCACGCCAGCAGGTTGATCAGCCTCTACCAGTTCAAAGTTGACGCCCTGCGGTTGCACGTCGATCGCATAGCCGCCCAGCGTTAGGTCAGCCATCAGCTTGGCGTGCAGGCTCTCGATGGTCGGGTCGGCCAACTGATCCGGCACGTTGCCGCGCACGATCACCGCGATGCGCACCGTCAGTGACCAGTCCAGCGTCGGCAGGCTGGTGTTCTGCTCAGCCGTGTCATTGATCGGCTCGATCACCAGCGCCGGGCTTTCGCCCCTGGTGAGCGGTTCCACCCTGCTGCGATAGATGCGCGTACTGACGCCGGTGGTGCCTGTCAGCGCCGATGCAATGGCGGCCAAGATTGACTCGCGGCGCGTTGTCATGCTGATGCCACCTGAATCACGGTGCAGATAATCCCGGGGATACCGGGGTGCGCGAACGGACTGGTCGCCGCAGCCTCAGCATGGATGTAGGCGGCTGCGTTACTGGTCGCCCAGATCAGCTCGATGTAATCCGCTGTTGTCAGCCTGAGCACAAAGTTAACCGTTCCGATCACATTGCCGTCAATGCCGCCATGGCTGGAGATGATGCTAAATCTGCTGGAGCTGTCGGCCACATCACCGCTGGCGCCGTTGTCGTTCTTGCGCAACCACACGTTGATGTCGTGGATGCTGGAGTCGGTATTGCTGAACTGGATCGAGAACGTGAAGCTGTAGATGCCAGGGTGGTCAACCGTGATGCGGCTGTTTGAGATGACCTTGATGCCGCGGTTGTCTAGGTCGTTCTTGCGCAACAGGATCGGCGTTGGCGTGTTC